AGATGGTTATAAGTTTCCCTCATAATTTTCTGATAGACATGCTTGTGGGCGACATGGGCAGCGTGAAATTAACTACGGAAGATATTCTCGATTTGAAGAATATGATTGTTTAACAACTAAAAAATTAAAGTTATGAATGAAGAAATGAAATATTTTGCAGAGGAGCTTGAAGAATTTCTCCGCAAAGGACACAGAATGCTGAACAAGATGCAGCAAAGCATGGGACAACGTGGTGGCGGGAATTATCCGATGCAAGGTGCCCCGAATGGCCAGATGAACAACGGCGTCGGTAGCGTGGGAGAACGCAACTGGTTCGGTATGGGCGGTTATGACCCTCGTTTAATCTAGTCGTGTAAACGGAGTGTTTAACAATGGAGGGGCGCTTTTCGTGCTCCTCCTTACCAAAAACGAAAGGATATGTGCAGACCAGCATTAAGCAGTTTTAATTATATTCCACAGGAGATGCGTGCCTATTTGCGGAATTTCGGGTATTCGTTCTCGAAGAGGGCGTGCGAGTACGCCGTCAGTCAAATGTGCCGCAAGAACCCGGCTACGGGGAAAAAGGAGAAGATAGAGCCTCTTACCAAGGACAAGGCAGAGGAAATGATGGCCAAGCACGGTGTGACCCTTGAGAACAACGTGGGCTATAATTTCGTCTACGTGATGAACATGGTGTACGCTGACCGCTGGAAGTCGAGCGTGGAGGACGAGCAGCACCTATGCAAGGCAGTGAAGGACGAGATTGACGATGTGGACGGGGTACCTGAGAGCATTTTCCGTTGCTGGATGACTAAGATGGAGGACAAGGGCATACCGATTCCTTGGGAAGAACTAATTTGACATGATTCGTCAGCGTGTAAGTATAATGGTTCAGGGAAAGCCGTGGAATATCACGGCATTCTACCCTTTGACAAGGTATCATGTGAAGGAAATCATTGATACCTTGTATTCCATTCATTGTAATAGGGAGGATTTGCGCAAGGCTTACAAGAATCTCACCAGCGGTCAGATGAACAACGGTCTTACCTTCAGCAACTACGCGCTTAGGGAGACCGTGACCGTTTTCGCAAAGTCCACTTGTCCGGAACAGTATTTCAATCTGATTGTGCATGAACTTCATCATCTGTCCGTGCACATCGCTCTGGCAAACTGGCTTGACCTTACGGGCGAAGAAGTGTGTTACATTAACGGTGACATAGCTCAGGCCATGCACCCGGTATGCAAACAGTTGATTGTATGAACGATAAGTTAGACATATTGCTTGAGCAGGCTGACGACCGTTACTATTCTGATTTCTGCCGTCTTCTGCTGGTCATGCTATGGAACGCATAGAGCGTGTCCTTGACTGGCTGGTGCCTATCGCTGTAATAGTGAGGGTGGTATTGCTGTGTCTGTAGGTGTGAACTTGATAGGTCCTTGAACTAATCTACCCTTTGTCTCTCAGCCCGTACTTCCTAATGTAAGCGCTTATGGTGGATGCCGCCACGCCCATCTCATAGGCAATGTCCTTAGACTTCATCCCGTCATTTACCATCCTCCGCAGCTTGTCCATGTCCACAAGTCTTGATGCGTGTCCTTTCACCTCGACAGCCGGAGCAAGCCCTAACTTCTTGCGCTTTCTTGCGGCATATTCGGGTGTGCATTTGTCTTTTGTTACGTAGATGATGGTTCGGTGGTCTATGCGCAAAGGATACAGCTTCTTTTCCACCTCTCTGTGCATTTCCGCGAGCCGTTCAGCGTCCCCGTTGACCGTTGTGTCAATCTTCTTGTATTTGTCATCAATAGGGGAGTGTAGCTTTTTCAGTCTGTCTACTTTTCTCATGGCTTATCTTCATTATCTGAAAACACTAAATTTTGTACTTCCTCCTCCCAGACATCTCCTTCATTTCCTGCAAAGTCAAGATATACCGTATCTTTAGGGCTTGGATTGTTGAAACTGGAAAGCAGCCCTACTACCTGCATCGGTATGGAAAGTCTTTCTCCTTGTGGTGATGGAAGTTTCATTTGTACCCAGTCACCGATTTTTAAGTCTTTTATATCCATCATCTTATTATACTAAACTTGTGATACCATTTGTCCGCGTGGCTGAACCATCCAAGCATGAACGGTTTGCCGAAGAGGGTTACTTTGTATAGCTTACTCATAATTCTATATGCAAATGATAAGTATTAATAATGGCAAACAAATAAATAGCCACAGTGATGATACTATCTATACACACAGCCCAACTGCCGAGGCGTTGAAATCTCGACAAAGACAAAGCCATTACCGCCAGGAATAAAACCCACTGGCTTGTCATTAGTCCAGCCATTAACGTTATCCATCCAAAAATATCCAAAATACTCATTAGAAGAAGCATAGGGTGCTCTTTTAAATATGCCTTTACCTTTTCCTTGGGAAGATGTCTATATTCGCATGTGCGGGAATATACTTTCTTACAGTTTAAGGCTTTCATAATTTCATATAAAGCCAAAAATCCTACAAATAAAAAGAATAGATGTTTCATTGGTTGCCTCCTTTCAATAATTCGGGGTTTTCGTGTATATTACCGATTACTTCTATATTGCCATAATGCCCAACAGTATATGAACTATTGCATAGGCACAATCCTCCATTCATCCATGTTACAACATCTTGCCGTTCATTTCCATCAGAATCAATCCATTTTACGATGTCACCTTCGTAAATTTCTTTCCTGCTCTTATCGTATAAGCCCGCAAACTCCCCAACTGTTTCAGCCAATACATCGTAGCAGCATCCGTCTTCTGGGGAATATATCCTCGCCTTGTCCGTGAGGATAAGTCCGTTTTCGTCCCTTCCGGCAGTATAGAAGAAAGAGAGAAATCCATATACCCATTTCCCCGTATCAGTACTTTTTCCTCTGAATTTTATTTCACGCTTCATAATCAATCATATTTCTTTGTAATCCTTACACTCTTTGCAATAAAACCCACAATTATCATCATTATAGTCGTGAGGCATTTTAAATCTAAGGGAATGATTTAACGCGCAAAGGTCGCTATAATGCCGTTTAACAGACTCTTCAATCACTCTCTCCATTTCATCATCAGATAATGCTCTTTCGTCCGGTCTAAAATTCTTGCATGTTTCACAGAAACGGATAGGTTTACGTTCTCCATTTTCCCCGGCTGTTTTTTTAATTCCTCTCAGCCAACAGCTTTCGTCCTTGACCGGGCAACATCTACAGTAGTCATCCATTCCGTAGAATTGGCAGTACCCTTCACAGAACCATTCCCGAAATTCTGCGAGCAGTTTTTTCTTTATAAGCTCCTCTTTCATTTTGATTCATATTTTTTGTTCTTTGATTTTTCTTAATTCCTCTTCAATGCACTTGTTGATTTTAGCAGCTTCCTCGTACCGTTCCTCCTCAATCAACTTGCTTTTCAGCCATTGAAGCTGATTAATATAAATAACATCATCACGGTCTGAAACCCTACGGGTGTATTCCCTTATCTCATCCAGCTTGTCCTCCATGCGTCTGTGCCATCTGCTTACCATGATTAGGACAAATCCTAATGCAATGGCATTGAATAAAGAGATGGAGATTTTAATTATCAGTCCTACGGTTTCCATAATCATATCAGTTTTAACGCCTCCAAAATACCAGCTTCTAGTGCTTCTTCATAAGTGTCCCATTCTCCTCCATCGTTAGGACCTTCACAACTAGAACAGAGTATATGAGTTCCATCAACTTTAGATATTTCGTATCCATAGCCACAAGCACAGTTATATATGCAGACATACAAGCTCTTTACTTCACGTAGCCATCTATGCGCAATAGCTTGTGTAGGATAATGATACTCATTAAAGCCCTTCTCTTGCAGAAACCTCAATGTCTCTAATTTCACAAATTCTTCTTTCATATAATCATTTTTTCCCTTTATAAAGGGCACACACCAAATGAAAAAGAGTAAAGTGTCAAATTCTAAACTTATCATTATGGATGTCGGGTGTGCCCGTTTTTATTAGTATATTTGTTTCGTCAAATTTTAAACTTAGTTATTATGCAATACTCTGTTATTGAAGTAAGCCCTAATATAAGGCTTGCCACTGATGAAGCGTTCGGTGATTTCAATGTGTATATCGTGAAAGAGATTCTCTGTTATGTCGATATAACATTTAGCGATGCGCTTCAAATTCCTTGTTCCTCGATAGATAAATGCACGGTTAGATACAACTACTTTAAGGATAATCCAATGTGCAGCAACATTGGTAATGATAGGATTATTTACCTTCACACAAGCGGTGATTTTTGGTGCCAATGGATTTACCAATTTTCTCATGAGTATTGCCATCACATTATCAACGGGACTATGACTGGTGAGTTGTCTGGTTTGATGTGGTTTGAAGAATCCGTTTGCGAACTTGCTTCCATGTATAATCTGAATAGTCTGTTCCGAATTTGGAGTCAATATCCGCAATCAGTTCAGCGCCATTACGCCCCTTCTTTCCAGGATTATCTAAATGACCTTCTGGCAAAGAATCCAGAGTTATACGCTTCAACTCTTCATCCGAAATTTCTACAATCCTGGGATAGCCTTCTAAGAGGGAATGTATACCACAGAGACCATTACAATGCGATTGCTGTTCGAATGTTTCCTCTGTTTCTCGAAAATCCTTATCTGTGGAAGATGATTCTTCACATTGGCGACTCCCGTCAGTGGAATTCGCTGGAAGAACTGTTTGCCCATTTGGAGAGGAATGCCGATGACAGTTATTCGGATTCTCTGATTCAATTAAAAAATCTTTTGATTCCATAGTTTTAGTTTTTAATTTCTGTATCTGTATCCATTATTCAATCTCCTTTCTCTTTCATTCTTTGTAACACGTCCTTGTTTGCTTCTAATATTTCATCGAAAGATGGTATCGGCATCCATGCAATTACATCTTCCAATTCAAATGTTTCATCCGCTTCTCTATCATACCAAAAACAGTATGTATTGTATTCATTATCCGCTTCGTCCAAAATAGCTACTCTAACTTGTCTATCTTTTAATAGGATAAGTTTTTCCTTATAATCATTAGGAAGCTGTTCTTTCACGCTTATCCACGGGGAATGCTTTGACTGCCATTCAGCACCCGCCATGAATCCATGATAATATGCGGGAAATGTACTACCACTACTTCTTGCCTCGGCAAATAAATGAGCCGCTTCTTCTACTGTCTGTTTCATAATCATCTGGTTATAGTGGTTCTTTTGTTAAATAAAGCCATAAGTATCAAGGCAAAGGCAACTTTCAATAACCGCTTTTTACCAACAATTACAATGTTGTCTTTAGTTATTCCGCTATCAGTCGTTATGCTGTACCATTTCCTATATGGTGGTAAGCACCTATAAATATAAATTTTGGAAAATGTATAACTCATAATCACCTCCTATTATTCATAAACCTATTCATCCAGTCTACAGCCTCTTCTATTGATTCAACGTATCTGTATTCTCTTGTTACGCAACGTTGCATGTATTCAAAACATATTCTTCCGTAATCATCGAAATAGATGTTGTACGCTCCATAGTCATTTGCTCCGGTACATGGAATACCAATCTCCAAAGCTTTTTGAACGTCTTCCGCATTACAAGACATATAAGCATGAACTACATCACTACAATATACTCCTTCTAATCCTCTTAATTCTACTATTCGTTCCATACCATTACTTTGTTTCTAAATATCCGTTCTCGGCGCACCAGCATAGCATATTGTAGGATGCTTCAAGCAAGGATTCCGATATGCAACACTTTATAGGTTCAAGAAAACCTTTGCCCTCGTCGTAACTTACTACCCAAGATGGTGTAATTGTCAGATAATACCAATATTTTGTACCTTTGTACATCTCGTTCTTATCGTCCATTATAGACTCCGGCAGCAGCCGGATGATGTCCTGCAAAGTATAAGCTTTCGCTTTATCAATATAATTATCCATGTAACCCTCAACCAATATAACCTCTCTTGTATATCCACAATATGTTTCTGTTTCAGAAATTCTATATATAACGGCGCTCGCATCACTTGTATCTAATCCAAGTCCTTGCAAATGTTTCATTTGTTCGATTGATAATACTTGTTCTTTCATTTTTTTCTTTTTCTTGTTAAAACATTCATCACAATAAGTGAATATCTTACCGTTATTGATTATCACCTTAATACCGTCACGTCTTAAATCTTTTGGGTTAGGCTTTAATAGGGGATAATGATTTAGTCCTATTCCGCATAAGTCACACGAGACTTCATACCATTTCTTAATCATTTCTCTTGATTGCTAAATCTTCTATCTATTTTGGTATATAACTCCTGCCGACGTACCCAATTCATTCCCTGACAGCCTTGACGATTCAGCGGAACATTGGACGTGCGACAAATCCACGTTGTGACAATAACTGCACATCGAAGTATATGGTGAATATACCCTGCCGCACTTCGGGCAAATCCATCCTCGTTGCCCAAATGCGCCTTGATTCGATTTCTCGTCCCTTGCCATTTCCACGGCTTTCAATGCGACTTCCTCCGACACCCTATAACAAAGGTGCCCACCGGGATAATCTTCTTGCCTTTTTGATTTAATGTATTCTTCTGCTGTCATTTTTCAATCTCCTTTTCCTTTTATTCTTTGCAACACGTCCTTGTTGGCTTCTAATATTTCATTGAAAGATGGTATCGGCATCCATGCAATTACATCTTCCAAGTCAAATGTTTCATCCGCTTCTCTATCATACCAAAAATAGTATGTATTGTATTCATTATCCTCCTCGTTCAAAATAGCTACTCTAACTTGTCTATCTTTTAATAAGATAAGTTTTTCCTTATAATCATTAGGAAGCTGTTTTTCCACGCTTATCCATGGAGACTGCTTTGCCTGCCATTCAGCACCTGCTATGAAAGAATCTTCTACTAATTCATCACAAGAAATCCCATGATTAGGGCACTCATCTATTGAGTGATATTGTCCATATACGCCTATTGATTGGGCAGTTGCGAATCTGCACTCTGCCGCTGCTTCTTCTACTTTCTGTTTCATATCAATAGTTAGGATTTAATACATTTACATCACATTCGTGACATTGATTACACCTTTTATTACTATCTTTAATACACATAAGTTTGACCTTATCATGTTTCAATTTCATTGCCCATTCCGCACCTGCAATGAAACCTTGATAATATGCAGGAAATAAACTACCACTGCTCCTGCTTTCTGCGAAAGAATGAGCAGCTTCTTCTACTGTCTGTTTCATACGCATTTCGATTTATCAATTTGTCCTATGCGTTGCTTCTCAAATCCCTCTATCTGTGCATCAGTAAGGTTGTTTAACCATTTATCAGCATACTTTCTGTACTTGGCATGATTGCATTTATAAAACTCCAATCTAAGCCATTCAAGGGTTATTTCCTTATTCATTTTATTCTTAAATCTATCATCTTACATCGTTAATACTGACTTCTCCTTTCAAAACTCTCTCTACCTGCCTATCAAGTATTTCTTGAAATTCTATCTGGCAAATAAGAGAGCAATCCGGTATAAATTCTTCCGGCATTTCTCCACGGTTAGGAGAAAGCTCATCAAGAAATATTTTTCCCGATTGGTCTTTCAGACACGTTGCGCCTACTTCTCGTTCAATCTGCGCCATTCGAGCAAACACTTCCGGGAAGTCCTTCCGTATCTTATTCCAGTATCCCATTCCCCCTTTCACGCAACCGATACAGTTGTTGTTATTGTAACCCATCTTGTACATAGCGGGGATTTCAATACCAGCTTTCCAAAGCATTCCCATTGCATCCGGCTTCGTAATCTGCTTTTCAATTAGCGGAAACAGTGGCTTTGTGCTTGGGTGCTGCTGTTTAAAGCGGATAGCGCGGTTTATTTCTTTCGGGTCAAAGTCGAATCCCCATACCTGGCCGTCCCAACCTCCAAGTTCCTTCTCCAACTTATACCGGACCTGTTTCTTTAGTTCATATGTACAAGCTGCTCCAGTAGGACCATTGATGTATCGTTTTTTAAGTAGCACATCATCTACATTAAGATACTTATCGCTGCGAATGGTATGAATTGGCTGCCCGTACCATCTCTTGCAATCTGAGAGAAATCGGGCATTATCTGGATGCCCGGAACCAGTTTCGATGTAGTAGAGTTGTACTTCGTTATATAAGCTCAATGCTATTTTACAAGCGACTGCGGATGTTACACCGCAACTAAACCAAGCTATTATCATTGGTATATTGTTTTTTTTATTAATTTTGCATCGTTGAATCCAATAAAAAATCCGTTTATCAAAAACTGAATTGGATTTTAGAGATTTAGGTCTCTGTACGCTCGCTTCTCTTCGGAGTCCGAGTGAGGAATACCAACCGTTGAAGCTAAAAGGGTGTAAGCAGCGCCTTGGCGAAGTTTGTGGGGTTCGAATCCCCACCTCTGATAATTCTTACAAACCATATACTAAGCAGACTTCTAAAGTCTGCTTTTTCTTTTCTATTCATTTTGCTCATTTCTGATTTGTTATGAGCAAAAACCACCGGTTTCCGCTCGTGTTAATACTTCATGTGCAGAAAGAGGTCATTTCTGCACTTAATCTAAACTATTTCTTTATAACTACAGCCATTGTACTTATATTTGTCCCGCTCTCCCTAAACTCACCGGCACCTATCTCAAATACTTTCCCATGTACCTCTTTCAGCCAAGTGCGGAAGTTGACACATTTCTTTTCCGATGAGATTTTCCAATGTTGGCTAGTTATTGCTGCAAGCGTGCCGCCTTCTTCCAATCGATCATACATAAACTTTACATGATCTATATCCTGATTACTGGAAAATGGACCGAATCTCCCAACAGCAAGAAGTCCTGTTTTGCCATTCTCTTTCATGTATGCCATTGCTTCCTGTCTCAACTGTTTTTGGAAAAAGAAACGGCGGTATTTATTCCCCTTTCCGCGAAGCGTAACCTCACCTTTAGCTATATCTTCCCATGTAAACTGCTGGAATTCCGACAAGCGGGCACCGGTTCAAAACCTTGATGAAATAATAATAGTCCTGATTAGATTTAGTTTTCAAGTATTCCAGTAAACGGTTATATTCGTCCTCAGTAGGAACATTATTCGTGTCCAGCTTACGCTTCATCTTGGGACGCTTGAGCTCTATAGGTTTCTTCATCCATTTTGAAAATTTCTCTAGTGCCGTAATCCGTAACCGGATAGTAGCGGGAGCAAATTTTTCCTCTTCAAGCATTTTTATGAATCTCCTGCAATTATCCATATTCACCTCATTGGCATACTTGAAATATTTTTTTATGGAAGTGTAATATATATCAACTGTATGAGAAGAGTAATCATTGTTGTCTGTCAGATATACTATAAAATCATTCAACATCTTCTTGTTCTTCTCTGAAATGACGTCAAGCTTTTCCAAAGGTTTCACCGTCTTTTCTCTGCGACCATATCCGATTTTAAGATAAGACAATAAATCGCAAATGGCAGAGCACATTAATGAATGACGTACCATGACATCAGCGTTTTCACGCTTGTAATTCAAATAACCACGGCGGCTAACTTCCTTGGTCACCTCTAAAAAATCCGTGACATGCTTGATATATTTCCCGACAGTATCATAAGTCCTTCCGGTTGTGTATATGTAAGAAATATAATCGGTTAAAATCTTCTGTCTGTCATTATTCATGATCATGCTTGATTAAATCATACCAATCATTACTCTTTAAAAATCGGGCAAGAGTATTCCGGTCTACTTTGCATATTTGGGCTATTTTACGTTGTGATATGCCTTCCTCAAGAAGCCCTTTAACTAATTCTTTTTTTCCATATAATTTGTATTTATCCAGAGAGCTCTTCCGTCCTTTAGGGCGTCCAAGTATCACACCTTCCAACCTTTTCCGGGCTAACGCCTCCTTAGTACGTTGGCTAATCATGTCACGCTCAATTTCTGCGGCAATGCCAAAAGCGAAAGCCAGCACCTTGCTTTGGATATTGTCGCCAAGTTCATAGCCATCCTTTACAGTATAAACCTTAACTTCATGTAACATGCAAAACTCCAATATCCGCATGATCATAAACAACTTCCTGCCAAGGCGGGACAATTCGGAAGTGATTATCACATCTCCTTTCCTCAACTTTTTCATTAATTTCCCCAACATCCTCTTTTCAGGCTCTTTTGTCCCGGATATACCGTCATCTATAATCCAATCATCAATTGACAGCCCTAAAGATTCCGCCTTTTTGCCGACACCCAGCTTCTGATTATTGGAATCCTGTTCGTCCGTACTTACTCTTAAATAACCATATATCATAATGCTGATTCTATTAGTTGCATAGCTTTCTCGCCATAATGTTTAACTATTATATCCTGCATGGACATACATTCCCATTCTTCGGGATACATCTTTTCAAGCCGTTTATCAAAAGCAATTATATCAATTGTTATATAATTATTAGCCACTGACATCCAGGCATCATGCAAGTCAATTATTGGGAAATTAGGTAATAACCGTTGAAATTCGTTACGAAATTTTGCCCACTCGCCTATTTTAAAATGACTTATTTTCTCCATGGTTAACTAAATTACACCAAGTATTATCATTTTCCCAAAACCATTGATACCCACCGGCATGTTTACGCTTACCGGAACAACAACTAATTATATTTCGTCCGCATATTCCAGCTTTTCTGCCAGCCTCGCTTGCAGAAGGATAAATACCAACGAGTTCATCATCTTTTATCGCAACAACAGGCTTTGCATTCCATCCGGATATTCGATAGTTTCGCACAAGATTTTTCATTCCAATTCGTTTTATCCTTTTAGCTTTACGCATATCCATGTAATCAGCCCACATCTTTCCTTTGTTATGAGGAGTGTGGCCCTTCAAGAACCTGCCGTTTACCAAATTTCTCTCTGGGCGTTCTATGGGTATATACAATTCATTCATTTTATTCTTGTTATTTAATTCATTTTCCTTCTCTTGTTTCTCTCGCTCTGTACCTCTGCCATACACTTCTTGCACCATGACGCTTTCAGAAGGAGGTACAATCTGAACGGGGGATTGTCTGATGGATGTTCATATACTTTTATTTTATCGCATTGGCGATATTATCCGCATCCGAAAGTCTCCTTATAAGCACATCGAAAGCGGATTTGCAGCGGTCAGTGTTCATATTCACCGTCTTGCCTATATGTAGGTTGTTAGAGGCAAGGTTCATCAGTCTTCTGACGTTCTCCAGCTTCAAGTAATCCAGCGTGAATCCGTTGAAGCGTGCGTCCTTCTTCCGTAGCTCGCCAATCCGATCATCAAACTGTACACAAGCATAGTCACACAATGTCCTTGCCAGTTCAAACCTTGCAAGTTCTGCGGAATGGGATATTCCGTTGTCATCAAGTGCCTGCTTGAACTGCCAGTATAGCATATCCACATGCTTGTTTACTTCCTCCACATACTTGTCGTTGCATTCGGCAAAGAATTCGCTGCGGTCTGAACCGATGAGACCGTTTACGGTCCGCTCGTATTCCCTTCTCGCTCTGTCCGCATCGTTCAAGTATCTTTTGAAGGCATGTTTGTAGTGATGGGTGCGCTTCATCGCATGCAGGCATTCAATGACCTGCCCGCAACAGATGTCGTTCGTGAACAGAATGTTGTAAGTGCAGAGTACCACAAGGCTTTCATGCCTGCTGATTATCCTGGTTGCTGTGTCCTTGTTCATCTTTATTCATATTTCCGTTCATACTTCTGTTTCTGCTCTCTATGGAAAGCTTGTCAATCATACGCTGGTACTTCTTTGCCACCAACGGGCATCGAAGGCGCAGTGCGTTGTCACGCTGCCACTCCAATAATTCGATTTTCTTTTCAAGTTCTATGTCCATAAGATTATTTCTTCTTGAATTTGTCACATATCCTCCCGTATCTGTCACACGCGCACACCCTATGGCCCTTGGCCTTGCATAGACAAGAGTTCTCTATGAAATCCATGGAGTACGAGCATTGGCGGCAGTGGACGGTGG